ATGATGGGTTGGTTGAAGAGCAGGCTCAAAGAGTTAAAGAGTTTATGAATTATCAAATTCTTCATGTTATGGAAGAGTATGATGAAGAATTAGACCAGATGCTTTTCTATTTACCTCTTGCAGGTTCTGCATTTAAAAAAGTTTACTACGATGAAACACTAGGAAGACCTGTATCTAAATTTGTAGCTCCAGAAGATTTAATTGTTCCTTACTATACAACTGACTTAGAAACCTGTTCGCGAATTACTCATGTTGTTAAGATGCCAGAAAATGATGTAAGGAAATTACAAGCTATTGGCTTTTATAAAAATGTAGATGTAGAGACTGGAGACAATGTTACTTTAAATTCAGACATACAATCAGAAAAAGAAAAGTTAGAAGGTATAGAGCCAAGTTATGATGATGGTGAAGTATCTGTTTTGTATGAAGTCCATTGTAATTTAGACTTAGAAGGCTTTGAGGATATGGGTCAAGATGGTGAGCCTAGTGGAGTTAAGTTGCCTTATATCGTAACAATAGACTCTAATAGTGAAAACATTTTAGCTATCAGAAGAAACTTCAAAGAAGAAGATCCAATGAAGAAAAAGACTGAATACTTTGTTCACTTTAAGTTTCTTCCTGGGTTAGGTTTTTACGGCTTTGGTTTAACTCACATGATTGGTGGTTTATCTAAAGCTTCTACATCTATTGTTAGACAATTAATTGATGCTGGTACTCTAGCTAATTTACCTGCTGGTTTTAAAACTAGAGGTATAAGAATTAGAGATGAAGATGAGCCAATACAACCAGGTGAATTTAGAGATGTTGACGCTCCTGCAGGCTCACTTAGAGATGCTATTCAACCATTACCATTTAAAGAACCAAGTGGTACTTTACTTAACTTATTAGGTTTATTAGTACAATCTGGTCAAAGATTTGCTTCTATAGCAGATACAAATATTGGAGAGGGTAACTCTCAAGCTCCTGTAGGAACTACTTTGGCTCTTATGGAAAAATCAAGCAAAGTATTATCTGCTATTCATAAAAGATTACATAACGGTCAGAAAAAAGAATTTAGATTATTAGCCACTATTTTTAAAGATAGTCTGCCTCCTGTTTATCCTTACGCAGTATCAGGCGGTAATATGCAAGTTAAGCAACAAGACTTTGATGACAGAGTTGATATATTCCCAGTAAGCAATCCAGATATATTTTCTACTAGCCAAAGAATAGTTATGGCTCAAGAAATGATGCAGTTAGTTCAATCTAATCCAGAGATCCATGGTCCTGGTGGAACTTATGAAGCTTACAGAAGAATGTATGCTGCTTTAGGTGCAGATAATATAGACCAATTACTGATGCCACCACCAGATACAACTCCTAAACCTATGGAGTCTGGTATGGAAAATAGTGGTCTTATGATGGGTGGTCCAGCTCAAGCATTTCCAGAGCAAGACCATGATGCACATATAGCTACTCATGTGTCTTTATTAAATATGGCTCCTGTTCAAATGAATGCTCAAATACAAGGAAATATACATTCACATATCATGCAGCATTTACAGTTAAAAGCAGATGCAATTGCTCAACAGCAAATGCCTCCAGAAGCTATGCAACAATATCAACAAATGCAACAACAAGCTCAACAAATGCCGCCTCAAGAAGCTGCTCCAGTTATGCAGCAAGCTCAGGCTATGTTAGCTCAGTTTAGTTCGCCAATCATGTCTGAACTAATGCAACAATTCTCTCAACAAGTATCAACTCCACCAGAAGAAGATCCACTTGTAACGATTAGAAAACAAGAGCTTGCACTTAAGGGTCAAGAGCTTTCTCAAGATCAAGAACAGTTTGAAGCTAAAGAAAGAATGAGAATGGAAGAAAAGCTACGTCAAGATAAGATTGATGTAGAAAGAATACAGGCTCAAAAAGATATAGCAGAGCTAAAAGACGATACAACTAGAGATAGAATGGATCAACAAAAAGAACTTAAATTAATTGATATTGGTTTAAAACAATTGTAAGGTACACTATATGAAAAACGTAAAAGTATTAAAAGGAAAACAAGGTTACTCTAATAAGGGTTCCGTGCCATTTAAAGCTGTTTCAGAAGCACCTAAAAAAACTAAAGCTTCCTCTACTCCAGGAATGGGTAAAGGAAAAGCTAGAGGTATGGGCGCTGCTGAATTTGGCGGCAAGTTTTCTGGTATATATTAAATGTCAGTTCTTTGGCTGTCTGAACAGCTAAAAAAAAGAATTGCTGAAAAGAAAGATGATATTCAAATCTCCATTATGAATGGGGCTAAGGATGTTGAGGAGTATCATTATCTACGTGGGCGCTACAATTCTCTCGCCGACCTAGAATCTGAACTTAGAGAATTGCTAAAAAAGGTAATAGAAAACGATGAGCAAGGTAATAGTTCCTGAACATGTCGCAAAAGCAGTAGAAAAAGATAATCTACTAAAAGCAAAAGAAGAAAAAACCCCAGAAGCGGTAAAAGAAGTAGAAAACGCTTATACAGAAGCAACAAAACGAGTATTGGATCCTTCCTTGCTCGATAAATCATTTTTAGAACGTATGCCTCAACCTACAGGTTGGAGGATTCTTATATTGCCATATAAGGGCAAAGGTGTAACTGAAGGCGGTATTCAGCTAGTTAAAGAAACAGTTGATAGAGAGTCATTAGCAACAGTAGTATCCTACGTTGTTAAAATGGGGCCTATGTGTTACTCAGACAAAAACAAGTTTGGAGATACTCCTTGGTGTGAAAAAGGAGATTGGGTGCTAATTGGTAGATATGCAGGAGCTAGGTTTAAACTTGGCGACGATGCAGAGTGCCGTATTATAAACGACGACGAAGTTATCGCGACTATTGAAGATCCCGATGATATTGTTAGCGCATAACGTGAGGAGGACTCATGCAAGAACCACAAATGAATGAAGAAGTACAACAAGATCCTATAGAAGATGGGGAAATTGTTGAGCTAGAAACAGAAGAATCTGCTGAAGATAAAGAAGCAGATGCAGCAGTAGAAAACGTTTCTGAAGAAGAAGAAAAGAAAGTTAAGAAAGAAGACGAGTTAGAAGATTATTCTAAAGGCGTTCAAAAAAGAATAGCTACGCTTACTAAAAAAATGAGAGAACAAGAAAGAGCAGCTAATTCTGCTTATGAATATGCTCAATCATTACAAGCAGAGAATCAAAAATTAAAACAAAGCAGTACAGAGTTAAATAAAAATTATTTATCTGAAGCTCAAAACAGATTGAACTCTCAAAGAGCGCAAGCTAATGCAGTTTTAAAAAATGCTTATCAAGAGCAAGATTGGGACAAAGTAACTAAAGCCCAAGGTATTCTTGATAAGATAACAGTAGAAGAAAGTAAGTTGGCAAACACTACTCCAGTACAAGTAGAACAACCAACTAACTATCAGAATTACCAAGCTCCAATGCAACAACAGGCTCCAGTTCAGCAACAAGCTCAACCAGATCCTGCAGCTGAAGATTGGGCTAGTAAAAATGAGTGGTTTGGCGAAGATGAGACAATGACCCTAGCTGCTTTTAACATTCATCGTAAATTAATTGAAGAAGAAGGTTTTGACACTTCTGATACTACATATTATGATGAGATAGATAAACGTATCAGAACTGAATTTCCTCACAAATTCTCAACAGGTGATGAAGTCAAGTCTAATAGCAAAATGCAACAGAATGTTGCACCAGCTGGAAGAAGTGATAGTTCTGGGCGCAAACGTCAAGTCAAACTTAGCGCAAGCGAAGTTCAAATGGCAAAACGTTTAAATGTGCCGCTTGGTGAATATGCCAAGTACATTAAAAGGTAAATTATTATGACTGATGAGAATAAAATAGAACAAAATAACAGAACTCCACGTTCTGCAGAAACTCGAGCTAAAGATACTGCTCGCAAACCTTGGCGTCCCCCATCTATGTTGGATACGCCTCCAGCACCTGAAGGATATACCTACAGGTGGATAAGAGCCGAACTCGTCGGCGAAGAAGATAGAAAGAATGTTATGTCTAGGATGCGTGAGGGTTTTGAACTCGTACGTGCTGAAGAGATAGGAGATTTCGAGCTTCCGAGCATGGACGATGGAAGGCACGCTGGAGTAGTAGCCGTGGGTGGTTTGCTGTTGGCGAAGATTCCTAATGAAACACGTGATGAAAGAAACGCCTATTTCAACGATCGTGCAAAACTGCAACAAGATGCAGTTGATAATGACTTAATGAAAGAATCTGACCCTAGTTCTCCGATGTTAAAACCTCAGAGATCTACAAGCGTAACTTTTGGTGGTGGAAACAGAGATTAATCTGATTTCACTTAAATAAAACTTTTTAAAAAAAGGTAAATATTATGGCGAATGTAAATGCACCTTTCGGTTTAAAACCCATTGGAAAGTTAGGCTCGGCTGTTAATTCTACAGGAACAACAGAGTACGACATTCTATCAGGTACAACTGGAACTATTTATACAGGCGACCCAGTAAAAATGGTCAACACAGGCGGTATTGCCGTTGCTGCTGCTGGCGATTTATTACTAGGAGTCTTTCAAGGCTGTCACTATACTGATTCAAACGGAGACAGAATTTTCTCTCCTGTTTGGACTACATTGACAGCAACAAGCGACTGCAAAGCAGCCGTTGTCGACGACCCAGATGCTTTATTTGAAGTACAATCAGCTGCTACAGGTAGCGTTACTCAAACCGACGTTGGTTTGAATGGCGATATTGTTTATGCTGCAGGTTCTACAATATCAGGCGTTTCAGGAGTTAAAATTAGTGGCACTATGGCTACTGGTACAGCTCAACTGAGAATCATGGGTATATCAAACGATCCTTCTAACAATGCGTTAGGAACTGGGTCTTTATCAACCAATGTTAACTTTATCGTCAGAATTGCCGAGCATTTTAACAGAACAGCTGCGGGAGTATAATAATGGCTATAAATAGAGCGCAATTAGCGAAAGAATTAGAACCAGGATTAAACGCCTTGTTCGGAATGGAATATGCTAGGTATGATAATCAACATACTGAAATATTTGAAACTGAGTCATCAGACAGAGCTTTTGAAGAAGAAGTAATGATCGTGGGATTTGGTAACGCATCAGTAAAAGGCGAAGGTAACGCTGTCGAATATGACAATGCTACTGAAGGCTTTACTGCACGTTATGCTCACGAAACAGTTGCTTTAGCTTTCTCTCTAACTGAAGAAGCGGTTGAAGATAACTTATACGATAGACTTGGCTCAAGATATACAAAAGCTTTAGCTAGATCTATGGCAAATACAAAGCAAATTAAGGCAGCTTCTGTTCTTAATAACGCTTTTAGTAGTAGCTTTACTGGTGGCGACGGTGTTGCTTTAGTATCAAACTCTCACCCTCTAGGTGGCGGTGGTACTGCAAGTAACAGACCAACAGCTTATGCTGACTTAAATGAGACTTCATTAGAAGATGCTCTTATTAATATCTCAACTTTAGTTGATGATAGAAATTTGACAATTGCTCTACAAGGCAGAAAGCTTATTGTTCCACCAGCATTACAATTTGTTGCTGACAGATTATTACAAACTCCTGGTAGAGTTGGTACTTCTGACAATGACATTAATGCTATTAAAAATATGGGTATGGTACCTGAAGGATATGTTGTTAATAACTATCTAACAGATACTGATGCTTGGTTCCTAAAGACAGATTGTCCTGATGGATTCAAACATTTTGAGAGAAGCCCTATGCAAACATCACTAGAAGGTGATTTCGATACTGGTAACATGCGTTACAAAGCTAGAGAAAGATATTCCTTCGGTTACTCCAACTGGAGAGCTGTGTTCGCATCTCAAGGAGCATAATCTTAATTGATTGTCTAAAGGGAGTTTCGGCTCCCTTTTTTTTTGATTAAAACTAATATACAATCAAATAACTAGGATTTATTAACTTGTTCTACAGACTGACCTAGCAGACAAGCCAAGACGGTAGAACTTATTTCCCAGGAGGAAATTATGGCAAAATCAACATTCTCTGGTCCTATCCAGTCACTAGCAGGATTTATTTCAGCAGGTAACGCTAACGTAGTTAGTTT